ACGACATTCAATTGTGCGGCCGTCGAATCAGCAGGATCAAATCTATTGTCCCAAGTAATCGAACCACCCACACTTTTCAATTTTCTGTTTTGAAACATAGGATAATTGGTAGTGTCAAGAACACCACTAAACACATTCCGTTCAAAGGTTTCATTAAAAGTTAAAGCATTGAGCCCTATGTCTGCTACTTTTACGCTACCTCCAGTAGATCCCGTAAAAGAAAGCGAGCTGCCGCTACCCTCAAATATAGCGTTAGGTATTTTCTGCGATATTTTGTACGGTTTACTGTCTCCTTCATACTCTATAAAAGTTAAATCTATTAATATCGCAGGAGTGCTGCTTGAAGATCCTAACCAATAATTTGCAAAATATGTTGGTATATTTTCAGCGGTAACAAAAAAGTTAAAAGTTCCTACCTGCATGTAAGACGAGCTAGATTGATTAGTTGTGAGCATGGAAATCTTCAAACCATCAGAATCAAAAGATACGCCTTTCGGTATAGTAAAAGAAGAGCTTCCGGCTTTCTTTGTACCCGATGTCCAATAAGCCTTAGTATGATTTACCCATTCCACTGACCAAACATCAACGCCCGGCTGACTTAGAGAAACTTGAGCCGAACCTTTTAACCAAACCCCAGAATTGACTCCAGAACTTTTACCAGCATTAATTGTATTATATAATGGACTACCACCAAGATTTGGGGTTTTGACAATTGTGTAGTTTTCAGGAAGCCCATAATCAATAGAATTGGGAGGTGTAGAAACTAGTGTGGGTGCATAAGCCCATGGCTCCGCCGCACCTCGTAAATTAAATTTTTCCTGAGTATAGCCTAAATTATGGACATCGCGAAGGACGACAAATGTTCGACGAATTCTTTTTAGATCGGAAGATGAAACAACCGATTCCTGAACATAAGTATCCCGGATTTCTACAAATTCACGGCTTAGGTATGCAGTATCAACAGACCCCTGCTTAGGCGTAATTTTCTGATTTACCAAATAATGACCTGCAAACTCCTCATCTTCCGTACCTACAGCCAGGAATAACGGATTACTCGCATCATTGATCCCTGCATAACTAGCCCTGTAACCTTCGACCACATACTGTCGGGCTATACGCTGATAACCTACTTGATCATCCTTAGTTACCTGTGGACGACCGAGAAGCCTGATTGTCAGGTCTTTGGCCATGACATTACCAGCCTACACGGCGGGTTAAGCGTAATGATCCTTTGTGCTTCTGAGGTGTAACCAAAGTCCTAAGTCTTTTTCTAGCTTCCTCAGCCATGCGGGCAATAAACTCTTTATTTGCACCATTATATCGAGGATCGGACAGAAGTTTTCCTTGCGCTATTGGATACATAATATCCCAAACGAGTTCTCCCGGAATTCTAGGTTTATCAGAATCCGCACTTAATTGATCAGGAATTATATTTGCGTAGACTTCAACATCATACGCCTTATTAGGAATTGGGTATAAATACAGACGCGGGATAACTTCTGTATCAGACCCGTCGCTTCTATTATCTAAATAGTACCAAATAGGACGACCGACTTCGGCATCGTTTTCTTTATACATTGGAAAACTTAATCCGCGACCGCTAGGTGCACGAAAATCCCAGGAGAAAATCGAACGAGCTCGAATCTCCGCTTCCGGCCCGGTCATCGGAGAAAGCGGACCCTCTCCTACTAGTACCGGAATTTTATCAACCGAGGTTACTTGCTTAGGGAGAGAAACACCTGCCTGCATTTCAGTAAACGAAAGCGTGAACTTTTTCTGAGCCCACATTGCTCGTTTACCGTCTATCGGGTTATAACATTCTCGATAAGCTTGGTTTATACATATATCTAAACGATTCTGATCAACCGGCGGAAGATCAGCAGACTCGTCAGCTCCTAGCATGGAAGCAAGCTGATCTTTGAGAGCTATGAAAGTGATATCGACCATTAAAAAATATTAGGAAACTGCAAGCTCCTCGGCTACCGGTTGACTTTTGGCCTTTGGCTTACGACCTTTGGCTTTTGGCTCAGGCTCTTCGACTTTGGTCTCAGGCTCTAGGTAGACAGAAAAGAACATAGTCTTATAGAGCTTACCTTGAGTTCGAAAGATATCATCGATTTGTTTTTGGTTCTCAGGTTCGAACGCAAAATGTCTGATCTCTTTATTCCAAATGAAATTGTATCTCACTTGGCTCATACCTTTTACACGAATATTGGGTGTAGCACCCATTTGATTACTTTTTCCTAATATTATGATCTTCATTGTATATAAAAAGCCTCTCCCCCGCATACGCAGAGGAGAGGCCGGTTTGATTGGTTATGGGGAGGGAAAATTCCGTTCCATTACGCTTGGGTCAAGGACAACCCAGGAACCTGACGAACAACTTCAACGAGTTGTACGGAAGGTATTCTTCCACGGGTATCATGACGGGCAGCCATACCATAGACAGACTGAACACCGACAGCACTCAAGTGTGCTTCATTGCCGCTGTTTGCGAAGTCGTCATAATGGAAGATTTGCTCGCCGTAGATCTTGCCTTTTGCGTAGTACATTGCGTCTTTACCCATAGCAAGAGCGTAACCGATGGGGGTTCCGATGCTATTAGCTTGTACGAACATTGCACCAGCGTTAAACGCATCATCAGATCCGCCTTTAACATTGCTAGTCAATCCTCCGTCGCCAGCTACACGGCTCAAGGTAATTGAACCAAGATCAGCAGAAACATTGCTGTTGGTGTACTCATACAATGCAACAGTTCCGTCGGTATCAATTCCGAGAAGGAAGTAGGTTCCATTGTCATTAGATCCCATTGCAACTCCGCCTCCACCAGGGATGCGGATAGCAGCGCCACGGAAGTTAGCAGCGTAATCGCCGTCAGTTCCACCGATAGCATTAGCAGCAGTTGCGTCAGCAACAGCACTGTAAGCGTAGAATGTAGGCAGTAATGGGGAACCTTGACGGCCACGAGCGGTGTCAATGATTACATTGTGATTAGCAATGATGTTGTTGTCCCATTTTGCATAGCTTCCGCTGTACAATTTGTTGTCTGCACTGCGAACATCAGCAGATGTGATTGCTTCGAGGTAGTCGGGGTCAGAACGCAGAGGGCGTAAGCATGCGTCAGGTGCGAAGAACAAGTAACCAGGAATTTCTTGGTTTTGGTCTCCACCAGTATTCATAGGCTCAGCACCGTTAGCGATAAGAGCTTGTTTAGCTTCTTGGATGATGTCGGTACTTAATCCGTCAACATATTTAAGAGCACCGGATGCACCGGTTCCGTATCCAGAAATGAAGTTGGATCCGGTAGCGTGTTTCAAGCAAATCTGACGAAGTGCGTATTGGATTTGATCCTGCTCGGTACGACTCATCCATTCGGACATGACTTCAGCGGAAAGCTGGTCGATGGTCTTGCCGGTGAATCTCATGAGCTTAAGAACTTGAGTCCAAGATACTGCATGACGAACGAGGTCAACTTCAATGCTGAATGTTCCGAAATCAAGAGTGTCGGTAGCGTTCTTGAGAATTTCTTCTCCACGGACGCCCTGTCCTCTGATTGGTGCAACAGTAGTGAATGTTACTTTATCTGATCCGCCTGCGGTAAGATCGCGTTTTTCCGTTATAGGAGATCCGCTTCCTTCGCCACCGATGAACTTTGAGAATATATTCTTTTCTCTAGCATCACGGGATACGAGCTCGGACCAAAGGCGTGAACGCAAGTCAGAGTTAGGCCCATCAAGTAAACCTTGATAGGAAGTTGTGTTATTTACGAGATCCACATTACCTGCTACTTGAGCAGCGGAAATTGGATTGGGGCTTGCTGGTATGCTTTTAATAGACATTTTTAATTTTTATTAGGTATTATGATAGTTTAATCCCTAATTACCTATTTGGTTGAGCTCCTCCCGGACTTCCAAGCAGAGCATAGATATCATCTTTGTTCATACTGGGAAGCTGTTGAAGCAGACCATCTGCGGTAATCGGGGCGTTTACAGGTTGTGCCGTAGTCCCAGTCGTCAATACCTTCGCTTGAGTTCCCATCTGTGGTGCCTGCGGCTGAGGGGCAACGGCCTGAGGCTGTTGCGCAACTGCTGGTGCAGGCATTACTGATACGAATTCGTTAGCCAAAAATTCTGGCCAGCGGGGTGAGTCAAAAACTGCGGCGTAGTCGGGGTCGGACTGAGCTTGCGATACATAATCATCGAACTGCTTTCGAAGAACGGAGTTCTTGTCCTGCAAATCGGGATATCTATTGTAGACTCGGTCACGGCTATCCATCGCTTTAGCACGATGGGTCTGATAAGCTGCCTGCTCTCTCTCCTGCACCAACTGCTCTTTACGGAGGGTAATAGTCTGAAGCTGAAGCTCTTGTTTCATTATCTCACGCTGAAGCCGTAGGGCTTCGGTCGTTTCAAGTTCTTCTGCTGCTTTTCCTACCTGTCCTTCAAGCTCAAGTATAGCTGCTCGGATGTCGTCAGATTGCTTATCAATGCCACTGATTGGGTCGGGCTCGGTCGCCTCGACTTGCTCCTGATTGGGCGTAGTAAGTTGTTGTTGAGCGGGTTGTGCTGCTTCCTGTCCGTATATAATTCTTGAGGCGTCAGCAAACGATCCCTGGAATCCTTCCGATCTGTACAAGTCAATGACTTGTTGATCTAGCTCGTTGCGAGGACGAATCCTACGCTTTCCAAGTTTCTCATCTGCATCTTCCGACTCAAGACTTTCGGCCTGAGGCTCTGCACTTTCTACTTCTGCCTCTGGCTCTGGGATATTATCCTCAGGCTGTGGGGCTTCGGTCGAAGGTTGAACTTCTTCGGTCGCTGGCGTTATACCCAAAGCATCGCGAAGATCGTCCGTAGACGCATTCTCGATACTAAACTCTGATTCGGTTTGCGGGGAGTCAACCTCCGCAGTAATAGTTTCCATACTGCGAAGATATACACCGGTTTACATAAAAGTAACCGGTTGGGGTGTATTAACCGTAAGTACCTTTACCTACCGGTTTTTTGTCACCCTTTTTTGCGGTCTTTTTACCTTTCCCACCTAAGCAGGTTCTAAACTTTGAGCATAAAGCTTTTTTCTTTTCGGAACACTCTCCGCAATGTTTAAATTCTTTTTCGTCTGACATTTTTAATCTTTCTTTCGTATTGCTTGATATAGTTTAATTAGCATGTATGCCGTGGTTACAATACCGCAGACCATAGCTATAATTTCATTCCATTGACCAAGGGATACCGTGGCCACTGTTCCGCTCCATCCAACAATCATAGGCGTATCATTCATGAGGTTTATTTTTACTTAGTTTTTTAACGAAATGTCTGCCGTACCAGAAGTGGAAGACGAAATACAATCCTGTCGCCAGGGCCGCAATCATCAGTACATCATATATACCATCTACCGCTTTTTGAAACCACCCCTTGTGCTCATCCATTTTTAATTTTACAAGAGCTTCAACATCGCCCTTACTTATAGCTTCAACAGTTTCAATTGCTTCTCGATACTGACCGTCCGCTTTTAATACTTCTCCGCTCGCTGCTCCTGCAAATGCTCCCAAAGCACCGCCTGCGGGTCCTCCGACCAAAGCCCCAGCTCCTCCGCCCACAGTAGCTCCCGCCACCGGATACAAAGTTTTCATACTACAAGCCCCGAGGAGAGTGAGAATGATAACAAGTATTAAATATATTATTACGAGACGCATGGAGAAAAAAAGGGGTCAGAGGAATACCCTCCGACCCCTTAAGAGATTCAGTAGGCGATGTTTACCTTATGCGTTCAACGCAGAGGTAAATTCTGCTAACGATCCAAGATTGTCAGATCCTACGAAAACATCATTTACTTTGATGTCCATAAGCTCAGCACTTGTGTCGTCGCCAGAGATGTCGGTTGAAGCTGAGGTAGCGGAAGTTTTGTAACAAACGAATTTGTCTTCACCTTCGTCGAATACCAATGCAACGTTATCTTCGCTTGATCCACGCTCCATGATCAATCCAACATCATTAGCGTTGTTCGCTCCGGAAGCTGCTCCGTCATTGAGAAGCATGATCGAATCTTTAACTTGGGAGTTAACTGTTTCGATGCTTGTGGTGGTACCGGTAACGGTAAGATTTCCGCTAAGAGTTAAGTCGGTTCCGGAAACTGCACCGGTAAACGCTGCGCCTGCAAGGTCAGCCTTGATGGTATCAAGATTGGAAACTGCTGCTGCACGAGTTGTTGCTTCAGCGGAAACTGCTGATTGGCGATCGGATACTTCGGTGGCGAGGTTGGTTGTAAGAACACCTTCAGCTGCTGCTGCACGAACTTCTTCAGCGTCAATTTCGCCTTGAAGAGCGGTGTCAGCGGAAGCTCTTGATGCTGCTTCAGCGGAAACTGCAGTTGCACGATCAGTAACTTCGGTTGCAAGATTGGTAGTAAGAGTGCTGTCAGCGGCAATACGAGATGCTTCTTCAGCATCAACATTGCCTTGAAGAGTG